ATACTTACCCAACTTATTTTAGTTTCTGCTGCAAGTTTTCTTATACTCATATCTGTTTGGCTGTATAGCTTCCATAGTTTCTTATCATACCAATGCCAATTATCTGTAATATTATCTACTAAACTACAAATTTTGTGGTATGCTTCGTTCTCCTCTATGTTATCTTCGTATGGTAGTTGTATATTGTATTCACCATTATCTATACTGTATTTCTTTACTTTTTTCTTTTTATTGTAATACTGGTAGTATAAAGAACGCAATGTAAAGTACATATAACCCCTACTAACTTTACCATTTTTTATTACTTTGTTTTCACTTGCATATCTCATAAGTGCCATATAAGAAAGTTGTACTATATCTTCTGCATAGTTATATTCACCAAAGCTATTAACTATTTTTATCCAATCATTATGATACTTAGCTACTTTTTCAAGCCATTTGTACTTTTCCATTCTACTGTAATACTTACTATAAATAAACAAAATTGTAAAGTGTATTCAGTTTCTTTTTCTAATTGTTGGTAAGAATATAAACAGCCAAACATTAAACCAATAACTGGTGCAATGCTTACTTCTCCTTCTACTAAATTACTCCAGTACATAGCTGCTGTACTTAATATTAAAAGTCCTATTATTATGTTTATCAAAACATTACCTGTTTTATATTCTTTTTGTTATGTAGTATATCTTGTCCTGCGAACTCAAAACCTACATTGTTTATTTTCATTCTAATTTTTACTGGTTGTTCAAATGGTGTACACCTACCACCTGTTTCTGTTTCCTTTACTTTTAAAACATGCAGGTGTGTAAACATCCATTCAGTAGGGTGGCCTGTATACCTATGTATACAATAGCAATCGTTAAACCTATTGCCAAACTTACCCCCACCTTCTATGCTTGCCATACCTAAAGGTACAGGTAAATTTTCATATTCATGGCTTTTTGGGTGTGTTCTTCTTAATGCTTCACTATTACCATGACAATTTAAAAACAAACTTATACCCCTTTTCTTTGCAAATAATCTCAATTCAGTTAATACCTTATAATCATATTCATGCCCACCTAAAGTTTTTATATCTTGGGGTTCTTTAGCTAAACTATTATATGGGTCAATTAAACATAAATTATAATCCCATGCATCTTTAATTGCATTTGCTTCTGCAAGTAAATCTTTATAAGTGTACAATTCATCTACATCTATAATTTTAAAATAGTCATCACACCACCCTAAAGCTGTTTGTATTTCTACTTCACTTGCCATACTTATGGGTTTACCCATTTTAAACTCTATAATCTTTCTTACTATAGAATCTACTGTATTTTCTGAACTCCAAATAAGTGTTTTAGTTTTATGTAGTACAGCCCACACAGTCAGTAAGTAAATCGCTACACTTGTTTTACCTACGTTTGCATGGCCTATAAGAAGTGTAGTATTACCTCCAAGTTTTAACCTTATGTATTCATCTATTTCAGGAATACCAATTTTCAAACCTTCCTTAACCCTACCAAACTTTATATCCAGTAGTTTGTTTTTTATTTCAGTTGCTCTTATTATCATAAAAAAAGGGGGTAAGAACCCCCTATAATTAAAATGGTAAATCTACTTCTATTTCCCTGTCAGGGTTTTGTTCTGTATTTGTAACTTCATTTGCAGTTTCTATTTTAAACCCTTTAAGTTTTACAAAGAATCTATCTTTCCACTTGTTACTATTTACATTCATGCTTACAGTAACATTATCACCTACTTTATATTGGCTTAAAGGTTCTATTGCTTTATTCCAAAATTCTACTGGTAATTCTTGTGGGTATTTATCCTTCGTTTCTAATATCATTGTTTGCACTTGGTTCAACCCTGTATTGCCTTCCAACTTTTGCAAACTGTTTATTTGTTTTATTTGTCCTTCTACTTTGTACATATTTATATTTTTGATAATTCTGTTTCAATTTCTTTACTTACTTTAAACTGGTTTCTAATTTGTTTTACACTACCACCTTTTTTTCTGTATTCTATCATAGCACTATATTCAGGTGTACCTCTGTTTAACCACTTCTTTTGTTCATCAGGTACTTTAGGTAAGTCATCTACTATATTAGTATTTTTTACACCTTCACTTATTACCCAATCTACAATTCTATCTGCAAAATTAATTACATCTTCTAAATTAGCATCACTATGTTTGCAACCACTATTACTACACCTTGCAAAAAAATCTGCTGCTGTCTTAATAGAACTTTGTTTTATAATATACATTTGTGTTTTATCCATAATTATTTATTTTAAAATTATTAACTAAGATACAAAAAACTGGTGAATAAAAAAAGGGGTACTTTCATACCCCCACATTTAAACAATTATAAAATAAGAAACATTAAGTAATATTTTTAACCTTTAAAGTGTAAAGGTCAATCATATTCTGTATATCACTTGGTGCAAACTTACAAACTTCTTTGCTTTTTTTTAATAAATCTTGTGATAACTTTTTACCAAGTTGTAAACTAAACTCGTATTGTCTACCTTGTTGGTAAGTATTGCAATACACACATTGAGGTTTAACATTGTTTAAATCCCACCTTGTACATAAATGTCTTCTACTTATAAAATGTCCTGCATGTAGTTGTTTATAATGTTGCTGTTTACCACAAGTAATACACTTGCAATTTCCGTTTTTATCGGCATTAAACAACCTTACATATATACTAAATATTCTATCAAGTTTTTTAATTAGTTTACTTCTACTAAGTTTTTTTTTAGGCATATATTCCCACTAACCCACCAAAGTTAGTCGTTTTTTTTTACAAAGTCAAGTTTGTTATCTTCCCTGCCCTCTATATGCCTTTCTGTAGTGTTTAGAACCCTTTATTTTGCTTGTTTTGGTCTTGGCATGTACATTTGGTCTTTTTACTTTTTTTCGTGCCTTATAAGTGCTTATTTGTTGTTTAGCCATTTATTTATTATTTAAGCTTTTTTTTAATTTTTCTATGTTCCAATAATTGGCAATGTTTACCAACAAATCATGTGTGTTTATATTTTGTATTTTGTTTTTATACTTGTGGTATATTTTTACAACATTGGTATTTTTTAAAGTAACATCTTCATCTTGTTTTGTGTTATGTTCACAATATATAACAAAACTATGTTTATCTTCTGTTTGCCACGCATCAGCAATTCTTGTTAGTAGTAAATCTTGTCCTATTGGTGTTTCAACACCTTCTAATTTAACTTCAAACAGAAATAAATATTTGTTGTTAAATTCTAAAACAGCATCTATATCACTTGGGTGTAATTTATTGTTGAAACCACTAAAATCTACAACTTGTTTTATTCTTTTTGGGTATTTAATCAACTTGTTTTGTTTTTAATTTTTTCAAATGTTCTTAAACCACCTAACCCTAACATACCCATTAGTACAGTCATTAAGTGTTCCATCTGTAAAGCAGGGGGTACTTCTTCAGGTTGTAAAGCCCATATAAATAAATCTCTAATTATAAAATTATATGCAAGTGCTATACCACAAACCCAACCAACGAAAGGCCTCCACCCTGCAACAAAAACACTTCTGTGCTTTGCTTCAATTTCATTAATCTTTGTTTGTATTTGTATTAGTTCGTTGGGGTCTAATTCTTTACCTTTTATGGCTTCTCTTATATCCCAAGCAAGTGAACCTAAATTAGATTTTTCTTTATTACCACCTTTTAATAAACCTAACAGTAATTTTATCATGTGTATTTCCTACTAAAGCAGTTTTAGCTATAAAGCCAAATTGCATTTGGTTTATCCTTATCCAAGTCGACATGCACAAATGACTGGCCAATACCTGCTCTTGTAAATCCAACTGTAATAAGTGCTGTAAGTATTTTTTGTCTTGTAACAGAATCTGTACATCCAATATCTGCTGCAAGTCCATACATATGACTGCTTCCCTTACTTGTATTCGTTTTGGGTTTTCCACCCACTTTTGCATTATGGCTTTCTGTTCTATATCCACTGTTGATTTTAAAGGGTATACCTGCTTCTGTTCTTGCCCTGTCAAGTAACTGCATAAAATCAGCATCCATATTTTTACCTGAACCTTTAAAGTCAGGGCTGTCAAATTCTTCAAGTTTAAAGTTTTTTAGTATCATTTTTTCTTAAGTCATCAATCCAAACTGTACTCATCAAAGATAATTTTTCTATACTATCTTTTTGCATTTCTATTACTAAATTTTCTAAACTATCTTTTTGGCTTACAAGCATGTCTACTTTCATTTCAAGTGAACTTATTTTCTTCTTTGCACTTTCAAGTTCATCAGGGTTTCTACCTGTAATAGTTGAAATAATCATGGCTACACTTGCAGCTATCATACCTATTAGTGTGTTTACTATAGAAGCATTATCTTCAGGTATTGTGTATTCTGTTAAATAAACAAGTATGCCTACTATTAAAAAGAATACAAGTAATGCACCTGAAAAGTGTAATAAGAATCTGAAAGTGCCATTTGTTGGTAACATTATTTTGTTTTTTGGTATATCTGTATTACTACTAATACTATTGTTAAAACTAAAACAGAAGTTTGTAAGTACATATTAACTTGTGGCATTGAACTAAATACAAGTGCAAATGCTGAAAACCCATATGTTCTTAAATCTGTAATCATTATTTATTTATGTTTTTACAGTTTATCCATTTTTGGTTTTTTTCATCCCATTCACAAAATTTATTTTTTGGCATTTTTTTAGGTGGAACCCACAAACCTGTTTTTTTGTCAAGTTTCCAACTATTATAGTGTTTTGGTGGAACAAATCCATCTATTTCTT